AAGAAAGTCACCTGGAATCCCACGGACATAGACTATTCAATCCCAATAATGCAGTTGGGTGAGTTCTTTCGACTAGACGATAAAGACTTCACCCAAAAGCCTTATCTTAAACCCGACCCTGACAGGGTATTACAGTGGAAGGCACTGTTTAAGTCCAAGAAGAAACCCGTAATAGGGATAGCTTGGCGGTCGGGTATTGCTAAGACGGGCGCACGATACCGTCAGCTAGACCTAGAGCAACTATTACCCATTTTGAAGTCCGTGGACGCCCATTGGGTTTCCTTGCAGTACAAGCCCTCTCAGGGCGAGATAGACGCCTTCAAAGAAAAGCATGACATAGACCTTGTTGAGTACCCCCACGGCACATTAACCCAAGACTACGACGATACAGTAGCTATGGTTGCCGCTATGGATCAGTTGGTCATCATGCACACCTCAGTGGGTCATGTTGCTGGAGGCTTAGGTGTTCCGTGCTGGACGCTTGTCCCTATGAATTCTCAATGGCGCTACGGGGCTGAAGGCGAAGACTACATCTGGGCGGATTCAGTAAGGATCATAAGACAACAAGAACGGGGTAAGTGGGACAAGCTCATTAAGAAAACAGCGAGTGAGTTACAAAATAAGTTCAAGGGGGCGGCCCGGATTGATAATAGGAAAAGCCGTGATAAACAGGCTAAACCCAAAAACAGACTTTCTAACGGCAACCATGCACCACAGCGGCAGCAACTTCCTGAGACACACATTGGGCGGGAACCCGATAAAGTTGCACCGCATGATGAAGCCGCCGCATATAACGGCGCATCTGGGGTCTAGGGACTGGAAGAACGTCCAGAAGGTCTCGCAAGTAATACCCACCATTACGTCAGTCAGGCACCCGGCACGAATAATACTAAGTCACCTCAAACGCGCCAAGAGGGAGCGCCGTAGTCACGATGAATGCGGGGCGAAGTTCTGGCGTGAATGGCAAAGGCTTGGGCAGTTAGACGCCTTCAGGTTTCCTATCGAGGTTTTACCTTTTTACGACCTGGAGGTGTTTATTGGCAGGGAGGTCAACAGGGATTTAGCGGTTCGGGGTTCGGTTGGAGAGTACGAGGAAAAGAACGACATAGAACTGGCAAAGACCAGTCTGGGGGATTTATGGCGCTACGTTGAAATGGCGCTTGATACCGAGGACGGATCAATCTACCGACTGGACACCTTCGATGCACATTTCTAATGAGTACCGCAAGCAGCAAGAGCATCTTCATAAGACTGTTGATAACTACGGCTCAGTAGGTCGGCAGTTTGGCGAGATGATAAGCGGCATTGTAGACAAGGCAGAGATTGACTCTGTTTTGGACTACGGCGCAGGTCATAGGATGAGTCTTAAAGACACCCTAAAGCCTGAGAGAAAGATTAGTTATACCGCTTACGATCCGGGTGTTAAGGAGTTACGGGACGACCCGGAACCCGCAGACCTCGTTTGCATCATTGATGTTCTTGAACACATTGAACCTGAGTACCTTGACGATGTGTTAGACCATCTTGAGGAATTAACACAGGTCATCTTATTTGCGACGGTTTGTACGTCTGCGGCGATCAAGAAACTCCCAGACGGGAGAAACGCACATCTCATCCAGCAGCCTATGAGTTGGTGGCTGCCGAAGATATGGGAAAGAGAGTTTGAACTACAGACGGTTCAAATGACGCAACCCAACCACTTCTTTCTGATTGCGCATAAATCAGGACTAGACGTTGTTGACAATAGCCGGTAGCGGGCCATCTGCTAAGGGTTATGGACACGTCGATATAGCGACCAAGAAGGGCACATGTACTTCTGATTACGTCGCTGCCAGGCATTCTTTTTTTTGGTATCGCTGGCCGAGACAGGGTAACGAGAAGTTACTGGTCTATAACCGGACTTGCGACTGTATGAAATGTCGTGATTGTCAAGCTCCCATCGACTGGGACGCCTCTCACGCCATCTGGGACGATTACTTTCTAAGTTTCAATCCCAAACCTATGAACGTCCACGGGGTTAGAAAAGCCTCTCTGGGCGCTCTGGCGGTCTTTATGGCCGTCGAACGATGGAAGCCTAAGACGATTGGCTTGATCGGGTTCGACTGGATTCTGGACGGGAATCCTGATTGGGCACACGACGCTCAAAAGGAGCGACAAGCAATTTTGTCTTTAACTAACATCGTGGACTTACGCAATGATAAATTTATACGTCGGATTCGACCAGAGGGAGGCGTGTGTTTACCACACTTTCTGTCAATCCGTAATTGAACACGCCTCTACACCCGTCTCGTTTCACCCGTTAGCAACAAACATGCTGCACTTTGACGGTCAGCAGGACGGGACTAACGCATTCATATTCTCACGCTACTTAATCCCCCATCTCCAAGACTTTGAGGGGTGGGCGATATTTGCGGACGGGGATATGCACCTTAATGACGACATTTCAAAGCTCTACGACTTACGCGACGAGTCGAAAGCCGTAATGGTCGTCAAACACGACTACAAAACCAAGTCCAACAGGAAGTACATTGGTTCGCCCATTGAGAATGATAACGTCGACTACCCTCGCAAGAATTGGTCGTCGGTCATTCTGTTTAATTGTGGGCACCCTTCTAATCGCATACTTACACGAGAGTATGTTGCGGAGGCTGGCGCTGCTGTCATTCACCGCTTTGGTTGGTTGAACGATGACGAGATAGGCGACCTCCCAAGGGAGTGGAACCATCTCGAAACCGAGTACGAGTACGATCCCCACGCGAAGTTGGTGCATCAGACACTAGGCTCGCCGGGGTTTGCACATTACTCACGCTCACCTTCTGCACGGGACTGGAACACCTACCTGCTCAACTCCTTAAACATGGAGGGCGAGCGGCCATCTGAAATAGTCCGAAGGGCTACGTGGAGAAACAACCTTGGCAGTAATTACCAATTACGCGACACTTCAGACCGCGATAGCGGACTATCTGGCGCGTGATGATCTTACGTCCTGGCTTCCCAATTTCATTGAGAATACCGAAAGGAAGCTATACAGGACGCTAAATCTGAGGAACGAAGAAACCGCTCTAAGCGTGTCGATCTCAAGTGGTACTGCAACAGTACCAACGGACTTCAAAGCCTTGAAGTTCGCCTATTATGCGAGCAGCCCCACGACTCTACTCCAATGGATGCCGGTGGAGGACTTGTATCGCAAGTATCCGACCCGTTCGGGTTCAAATACCCCTTGCGCGATCTCGCGTGAGGGGTCTTCTTTTATCTTTGGGCCATACCCCGCAGACGGGACGCTGAATGGTATTTACTACGCCAAACAAGACCTTCTGCAAGACACTGATCCTAGTTGGTATGCCTCGAACGCCCCTGAAGTCTTACTTTACGGGTCTTTAGTAGAGGCGGGTCAATTCATTCAAGACGACGCCGTAATAGCTCGGTTTGCACCGTTATTCAATGACGCTGTATCGACCTTACTAGAGGAGGAGAAAGAATCTGCTGTCTCAAAAGGCTCTTTGGTTCAGCGTGTTGGTGTTGGTTACGTCGCGTGAGTCAGGTTCGTCTTAACTTCCTTAATTGGCGACCGGACGCGGAGGACTTTGGTAATGACGGATTAACGATTGCTACCAACGTCCTGCACGATACCGAGGGCTACATAGAAACACGCGGAACCAACACGGCTACCACGGTGGCCCAATCAACAGGGGAGGCCAAGTGGCTCGATGTTGTACCGCTGGGCTATGACAGCGGCGCTTATGTTGCCGCAACTCACTGGTCTACGCTTAACAGCGTACAAATAGGAACCTTTGGCACCTGGAGCGAATATGCCGACACAGCGGGTGCAGGGCAAACGGCAGGGGCATTGCAATCATTCTCTGCCGTGGAGTTTGAGGACAAGATCGTTGCCTGTGCCAAATATCACTTTGCGTCATCCGCCCCTGTGGGGACGACCACAGCAAGCGGGTACATTAGTTACTCGGTAACTTACGGCGCTAGCTCTACATGGACTGACCTACCGAATAGCGCTGATGGGATTGTGTGTGGGGTTATCAATCAGTTCGTCATGGTTGGTAATGACGACACGGGAATACCCGGCAATAACACTGTCAGATGGTGCGCTATTGGTGATGCAACCGACTGGCCTACGCCCGCAACCGATGACGCAAGAGCGAAGCAGGCGGGCGAGGAAGTTCTGAGTGCGGAGTTTGGTGCTGTAACAGGGATCGCTGGTAATGACTTCTTTGGCTACGTATTCCAAGAGGGGGCTATAACAAAGTTCACCTATGTTGGTGGTGATGTTGTCTTTACAGTAGACCCGTTTGAAGAAAGTAGGGGTTGTGGCTATCCACAAAGGCTGGTCCAGATAGATGACGTGACGTTCTTTGAATCCAAGTTCGCACGTCACATGCTCGTAAACGATCAGGTCACAGACATCGGTTTTGGTAGGGTTGACGACACCTATCCACCCTCAAGTGACTTCTACGCACTGAAAGCCAATCCAGCAATAAGCACGGTGTTCTTCTCCAACAACCTTGCCTACAACTACAAGACCGACCAGTGGACGTATCTACCCAACATTACACCTGTTCTGTCAATCAATGACATCACGGGGATTATTGGACAGTGGGATAACGACTCCGGGTTTACCGAGATATATGACTCTACCGGGGGAACAGCAGAAACCGCCACTATCACAACCGGCGCAACTGACTTAAACCCCGGTGGGCGCTCCATCATTGGTGGCGTAAGGCCATTGATAAACGGAGGTACGACATACACACGGGTTGCCAATGATGATTCTGTAACACCTACCACAAGAACCAATCTCTTGGTCTATTCAGAGGATTGGTCGCAATCGGATTGGAGCAAGACCAACACGACCATAACAACCGATGACACAACCGCACCGGATGGGCGGACAACTGCCGACAAGATAGAGGCCACAGCGGCAGCGTCAACCTCGAACTCTCAAACCGCAACAGGCGCGGGGGTTGCCTCTGACATGGTGTTTTCTATCTTTGTCAAGCAAGGCTCTGGCGCGACAGACGCCAATGACTTCACGTGTAGAAACGCGACCTCTGCAACCAACTTAAACACCATTACCCTCGATTACTCTGACGGGTCTTTTACCCAAGATACAGGCTCCGACCCTGTTTATGTAACCGCCCTGCCAAACAGTTGGTGGAGGATTGAACTGGTCGTAACGTCTGGTGTTAGTGCTTCAGACAATATCCAGTGCTATTCCTGTTTTAACGGCGCTACCGAAACGGCTGGCGAATACGCCTACGCGTGGGGCGCTCAGTTAGAGGCCGCATCGAGAGCTTCGGGCTACATAAAAACAGAGGCAGCAACAGCCTCAGAAAACTTTGATTACACGGTAGCCCAGACCGTCAACTCAAGAACCAACATGGCGAACTTTCGTAAGGAGGGTCGTTACGGTCGGGTTGAGGTAACGATAGAGGGGGGCTTTACAACCGCACAAGGCGCAGACATTGAATTTACCCCCCAAGGAAAAGTGTGAGCTAAAAGACGCAACGCTCAAAGATGTTTTGTCTGTCTGTGAGGAATTACCAGACGATGAAATAGAACAGATAGTTGCCCTTAATGGCTCGTTTGACCCACAGCAGTTCGCAATGTCCGTGACATCAAATGCGACTGTAATGTGGTGCTACAAAGCCGATAGACCCTTAGTGGTCGCAGGCTTTATGCGCACAACCCCTGTTATATGGAAGTGTTTTTTCCTTGCGACCGAGTACGCATGGGAAAGGTACGGAAAAGAAGTAACCAAAGAGACTATCCGCATGATGAAAAAAGTCATGGACAGTCAGGAACGAATACGAATTGAGG